TAAGCTAGAACGTCTTGTGCGTGAAGGTGTTACAGTATTGCAGGAAGTTGAAGATCTTAATCAAGGACTTAAAGAAACTGTTAAAGCCGTTGCTGAAGAAATGGACATTAAGCCTAGCTTAATTAACAAAGCAATTAAAATTGCACAAAAACGTGATTGGGATTCACATGCTGATGCATATGATGATCTTGAAACACTTATTACTACTTTAGGTTATGATAAGTGATCGCAAAAGTTCATGAATTCTTTCGAGAAAGTTATCGTTTAAGTCCATTTGCATTTTGGTGCGAGTTGCTTGAAACGATAATGCTAGTGGGTGCAAGTGCAGTACTGACATTTACTGTACTTGACCCTGCTACGGAAATTTTTATTCCTATGTATCTTGTAGGAAGTATTTTAGGATTAATTAGCACAGTTATAAGAAAAGCTGCATTTACAATTTTCCTTTGTACATGGTTTGTTGTAATGAATTCGATTGCTCTTTTTCAAATATTCGTGCTATAATGTTATATAGAGTCGCTCACTTACGAGCAGGTAGAAGGTTATGTTGGCCAAAAGCAACGAGGAGAAATGAATGGCATACGTAGATGCGATGTTTGATCGCGATCAAGATATTATACGTGTTGTAGAACGAAAAGACGGTAAGCGTGATTACCGTGAATATCAAGCAAAATATACTTTTTATTATGAAGATCAAAGAGGCAAATACAAAAGTGTGTTTGGCGATCCTCTCACACGCATTGTTTGTAAGAATACTAAAGACTTTCGTAAAGAAGTTGCTATTAACAAAAGCAAGAAACTATTTGAAAGTGACATCAATCCTATATTTCAGTGTTTGAGTGAAAACTATCTTAATCAAGATGCTCCTAAACTAAACATTGCTTTTTTTGATATTGAGACTGACTTTGATCCAGAGCGCGGCTTTGCTGATCCAGCAGATCCTTTCATGCCAATTACAAGTATTAGTGTATACTTACAATGGCTAGAAACTATGGTATGTTTAGCTGTTCCGCCTAAGACACTTACAATGGAGCAAGCTAAAAAAGAACTAGAAGGCATTGACAATGTAATGCTGTTTGAACGTGAAGGTGATATGATTGACACGTTCTTAACACTAATTGAAGATGCTGATATTTTATCAGGTTGGAACAGCGAAGGTTATGATATTCCTTATACTGTAAACAGAACAAGTCGTGTACTAAGCAAAGATGATACACGTAGATTTTGTTTGTGGGGTCAACTTCCCAAGAAACGTGAGTATGAAAAATATGGGAAGCAAGCGGTTACATTTGATCTAGTAGGTCGTGTACACTTAGACAGTTTAGAACTATATCGTAAGTACACATATGAAGAGCGTCACACATATAGACTAGATGCTATTGGTGAAATTGAAGTAGGTGAAAACAAGGTGCCATATGAAGGCACACTTGATCAATTATACAACAATGACTTTCGTAAGTTTATTGAATATAATATTCAAGATACAGCACTACTTGACAAACTAGACAAGAAACTACGCTTTATTGATCTAAGCAATACTGTTGCACACGAAAACACTGTACTACTACAGACCACAATGGGTGCTGTTGCTGTTACAGAACAAGGTATTGTAAACGAAGCACATAATAGAGACTTGCGTGTGCCCAATCGTCCAAAACGTGACGATACAGAAAACACACAGGCGGCAGGCGCATACGTTGCGTTCCCTAAGAAGGGCTTGCACAAGTGGATTGCATCAATGGATTTGAATTCACTATATCCTAGTGTGATTCGTGCATTGAACATGGCTCCTGAAACTGTTGTGGGACAAATACGTCCTGAAATTAGTGACAGTCGTGTACACGAAGATATGACCCTAAAGAAGAAGAGTTTTGCAGGTAGTTGGGAAGGAAGATTTAGTACAGAAGAATACGAAGCCGTAATGGAGCAACGCAAAGATGTTGCACTAACTGTTGATTGGGAAGATGGTCGATCTGATGTACTAAGCGGCGCAGAGATTTATCAATTGGTGTTTGATTCGCAAATGCCTTGGATGCTTAGTGCAAATGGCACAATCTTTACAACAGAGTTTGAAGGTGTTATTCCTGGACTACTAAAGCGTTGGTATGCTGAACGTAAAGATATGCAGAAAATGTTGAAGAAGGCAAAAGATGCAGGCAACGAAGCAGAGATTGAATATTGGGATAAGCGGCAGTTAGTTAAGAAGATTAACCTAAATAGTTTGTATGGTGCTATTCTTAATCCTGGTTGTAGATTCTTTGATAAGCGTATTGGACAGTCAACTACACTTACAGGACGCAGTATTGTTAAGCACATGAGTGCTGAGGTAAACAATTGTATTACAGGCGAGTACGATCATGTAGGTAAAGCAATGATATATGGTGACACTGACTCTTGTTACTTTAGTGCATGGCCTATGCTAAAAGATGACGTTAGTTCTAACAAACTAGAATGGTCTCCTGAAAAGGCTATCACGCTATATGATCAAATATGTGAACAAGCAAACACAACATTTCCTAACTTCATGATGCGAGCATTTCATTGTCCTAAGAGTAGAAGTGATGTTATTGCGGCAGGTAGAGAAATTGTAGCACAGTCGGGTTTGTATATTACTAAAAAGCGTTATGCGGCACTAGTTGTAGATAATGAAGGTTTTAGAACAGATACAGATGGCAAACCGGGGAAAGTAAAAGCAATGGGCTTAGACTTGCGTAGGTCAGATACACCTGTGTTTATGCAAGACTTCTTAAAAGAGCTATTGCTAATGGTGCTTACTGATGTCCCTCAAGAAGATGTACTAGAACGCATTACCCAGTTCCGTATGGAGTTTAGTGAACGTCCTGGTTGGGAGAAAGGTTCGCCTAAACGTGCAAACAAAGTTGGACATTATCGTCGACTAGAAGAAAAACAAGGCAAGGCAAATATGCCTGGACATGTTCGTGCAAGTCTCAACTGGAATACATTGAAGCGTATGAACGGTGATAAATATTCTCAAGAGATTGTGGATGGTATGAAGGTTATTGTTTGTAAACTAAAACAGAATCCACTGGGTTACACAAGTGTTGCGTATCCAACAGATGAACTACGTATTCCAGAATGGTTCAAAGAACTTCCGTTTGATGATGCAGCAATGGCAGAAACTATTATTGATAATAAGTTAGACAACTTAATTGGTGTGCTTAACTATCCGTTAGAAGATACTAAACGTCACAACACATTTACAAGTTTGTTTGACTTTGGAGGATGATATGAGCGAACAACACGCATTAGAAGATGAACTAACTGAGGAAACTAGAGATAGATTCCAAAACAGTCAAATGTCTAAAGCAGGCAAGCTGGCTATGGAACTTAATATTGAGCGCAAAAGACTCAAAGAAGAACTTGCGCAAGTACAAGCAGAAGTAGAAGACCTTACTCCTACTACACCAACTGGAACTATTGACTGGTATGTTAAATGGGCTAGTATGATACTAGCAGTACTAGGGGTATTTGCACTCAGTGCAGGATGGACACTTTATGGACAAGCACTTTATATTCTTAGCTCGTGTGGATGGGTATTTGTTGGCATGACATGGAGTGATAGAGCAATTATGATAGGATCAGCTATTAGCGGCACAGCAGTTGCTATGAACTTGGTCCAAGGACTACAAACATGAAAATTAAATTAGAAATAGAGCTAGACACAGAAAAGGACGCTGAAGAAATACAATCGTTATTGGATATTATTGAAAGCACTAGATACAAAGAGGAGGATGACGAATGCGAGTAGGATTTACTTGTAGTACATTTGATCTTTTGCATGCAGGCCATATAATTATGTTACGGGAAGCAAAGGAACAATGTGATTATTTGATTTGCGGATTACAAGTTGATCCAAGTTTAGATAGACCTGAAAAGAACGCTCCTATACAAACTGTAGTAGAGCGTTACACACAACTAAAAGCTGTTTCATATGTAGATGAAATTATTCCTTACGGTACTGAAAAAGACCTAGAAGATATCTTGACAATGTATCCAATTGATGTTAGAATATTAGGACAAGAGTATAGAGATGGTACATTTACAGGTAGAGCTATATGTGCTAGTAGAGGTATAGAACTATATTTTAACAAAAGAGATCACAGATTCAGTAGTAGTGACTTAAGAAAGCGGGTTACGGAAAAAGACAATGATTAAGTACGTATTTGATGTTGATGGTACATTAACTCCTAGCAGAGGAAGAATGGATCAG